AGCCCACAACATGATGGTCGCTCAGGAGCGTGCCCGCAAGAAGGCTGAATCCGACGCGAAGAAACTGAAGGCCCAGGAAGAACGCAAGCTCAAGGCAGAGGCCCGAAAAGCTGTCGCCGAAGAGAAGCGCCGCCAGGCTCAGGCGAAGCGGGATGCCGCCGCCCATGCCAAGCGTGAGGAAGCCTACCGGAAACGTTTCCAGGAAGCCGAGGAGCGGACGGAGAAGGCGAAAGCCGATCGCCTCAAGGCCGAACAGGATCGCAAGCAGAAGCTCCAGGAAAGCTTCGATCGGTTCAACGCCGAGATCGATCGCCAGGAATCCTCGCGGGCCAAGAAGGCTGCGACCGAAGCCGAAAGGAAGCGGAAGAAGGAGGAGCGTGAGGACGAACTCCATGCCCGCCGCGAACTCCTGGCACAGAAGCGTGCCTATGCGCTGGACCAGAAGTTCAAGCGTGAGAAGCATCTCGCCGGCGTAAAGGCGGAAAAGGAATACTATGCCCAGCAGCGCAAGGCGCGGGGTATCGGCAGCGTAAGGAATGCCAAACCCAGCCGGCGTGGTGTGCCACAAGACGACGGATCTGCCCCGCGAAAGGGTACCAAGCTCGGCGAGAAGCTGGCACATGCCTTCATCGGTGCGGCATATTCCAACTACGGTGCCGTGGGCCGATGGGCAGCGGAGAAGGTCACCGGCCATAAGGCGAAGGGCAAGGCCGCCGCACCAGGCAAGGTGATGGGAGCCTCGATCATCGGTTCACTGGATCGCCAGAACCGTGTCGCCGTCGATGCGCTCAACCATCTCAACAATACCGTCGCCTCGGGTCTGAACAAGGTCGAGACCGCCACCACCACGGCCGGCACCAAGATCCTACAGCATCTCGCCGACATCAACTCGATCCTGGAACGAAGCGCCCATGAGAAGGGTGATGGTCGCGCCGGCGTCTCCGCCCCGGCTCAGGTCACCGGTAGGGGAACGTCCGCACCCGGAATGGGGTGGGCCGGTAAACTCCTCGGCTTCGGTCTGGGCGCGGCCGGCATCGGTCTGGCGGCAACCTATCTGTCGTCCACCGCCCATGCGGCACTGACGCCACCGAACATGCCTTTCGGCGACGATGATCGCGAAGTGGGTGGGGATAGCGACGCGAACAAGGATGATATTCCCGAGGCGGCTCCTGCCCCGACCGCAACACCGGTCCAGGCTCCGAGTGGAGCACCGGTACCACCGGCCCCCGAGCCGAAGAAACCCGAGGCTCCGCATGAGACCGGAGACAAGAAGGAGCAGCCCAATACGAAGGACATCGAGATCGAGGCGAAGGAACTCGTCTTCAAGGCACAGAGCCTGATCTTCGATGCCCAGTCGCTGAAATCCGACCCGACCCGGCTCTCTGCCCCGTCCCTCAGCCAGACCACCCCTCAGTCCGCCCCTGGCGGCCAGGGAGGGCCGACTCCGGTCCGCCAGGGCGAGTCACTGGATACGCTGACGAACCCCTCAGGGACGCCGCAATCGCCGGCAGCGACCCCCCAGGGCGGTCTGACCCCGACCATCCCCCAGACCGGTTCGTCCAAGGGCACCTACTCGAAGGCTTCCGCCGACACCGATGCCGCGATCGCGGAGGCCGCCAAGACGGCTGGGATCGATCCCAACGTCATGCGGTCGTATGCCGACATCGAGAGCACCAACAATCCCAATGCGAACCGCGACAAGAAATCGCAGTACAAGGGCTTGTTCCAGATCGGAAGGTCGGAATGGAACGACTTCGGCAAGGGCGACATCTACAATCCCAAGGACAATGCCGCGGCCATGGGCCGGATGACGGCCGCCCACGTCAAGGAGTTCGAGCGGAAGGTGGGGCGCAAGCCGACCTCGGGCGAACTCTATCTGGTCCATAACCAGGGATTACAGGGTGCGATCGCGATCGCAAAGGGTTCGGACGAAGGTCTGTCGGCCCGCGATGCGCTGGTCAAGTACGCCAAGCTGTCGCCGCAGACCGCCGCAGACCATCTGTCCAAGAACATCCCGTCCGATGCCAAGAAGGCCGGATACGGGGCCGATACGATGCCGGCCTCCGCCATGGCCCAGGGCTGGACCAACCGTGTCGAGCGCGGCCGGCAGTTCTACGAGTCCCAGCAACTCGACCCGTCCCGTATCGTGTCAGAAGGCAAGGGCGAAGCCCTGTCCAGCATCAGCTCGGACGTGAAGATCGCCGAAGCCGTCCCGCCGGCACCACAGTCGCCTCCGGTCATCGTCAACCAAGTCCCGAATCAAAAGGGAGGAGCCACTGGCCCCTCCCCGTACACTGGTCAGACCGACTCCGAGGTTCCGGCGACATGGTTCGATGACCATTTCTCCTCGGACTTCCCCGGACTGGGCGAGAACATGTCCTCGGCCCGCATCGGTGTCGGCGACTAGTCGGCCCTGATCCGCGCCTTGACCGTGACTTTGCACTGTTCGGCGGTCTCGAAGCACGCATTGTAGAGCTTCAACTGCTTCGGCGTCAGCGTCGGCACCAGGAGCGCCTCGATCTTCTTCTTGATCAATTGCTCGACATCGAACGTGGAGACCGTGGCACGGTACTTTTCGCCGTCATATTCGGCGTTCGGGGCCAGCTTCTTGATCTGGTCCTTGTATTCCTTCTCGGTCTCGGTCAGCGGCGCGATATCCGCCTTGATCTCGCCCAGAAGATCGGCCAGCTCCTGGCCCAGAGTCTTCCTTTCGGCGACGGTGAGACGGGACGGCGGCTTGCGCGGGGTGGCAACTGCGGCGACGGTCATCGGTCATCTCCTGAGGGATTGCGTTGGCGATGACCCGACTATACAATTTTCAAAATAGTTATCAAGCGAAAAAAGAAAAGGCCGGCAACTTTTTTGCCGGCCTTTCGAGTTTGGTAGTCGGGTGAGGTTTAGCCCTCGCCGCGCAGCTCCCGGAAGAACTTGGCGTCTTCGTCCTCTTCGGAGTCGTCCGCACCATCCGCAACCGTGGCCGGGGCGGTGGAAACGACTTCCTCCTCCTCGTCGGTCGAGGTGTCGAAGGGAGCTTCCTCCTCTTCCTTGGCCGGAGCCGCAACCGTGGCCTTCACCGGAGCCGGCGCGGGCTTGGCGACCGTCTTGGCCGTGGTCGCACCGGCCTTGACCGGAACCGGCTGACCCAGCGCCTTGTAGAGCAGGGCTTCCAGTTCGTCCCAGGTCTTGAACTTCTCGGGGGCGATCTCCGCACGAACGCTGATGATGGCGTTGTAGACCGCCTCCATGCGCGGGTGATGCGGGCTACCGTCCTTCTTGACGATCATCGGGCTGGCATCGAGCCACTTCGAACTCTCATAGTTGGCCATGGAGTTCTTCTGCTTCACCTTGAGAAGCAGCGTGCGACCTTCGAGGAAGTCGTACGGATTCTCGGGGGCCGAGCCGTCCTCGGGGAACATCAACTCGTTGACCTTCGCATAGACGGTCTTCGGAGCCTTGTAGAGGAACACCTTGCCTTCCGCGGCCGGATTGAGCTTGTCCTCTTCGACGTAGATGCAGAAGATGAAGCCGTCCTTGCCGGTGAACTTGCGGGCGTCCTTCTTGCCCTGCGTGTCCTTCGCGGTCTTGTTGCCGCCGGCTTCGTTCCAGAGCTTCCAGTAGTGTTCCTGGCACGGATCCTTCTGACCGATTGTGGTCAGGCAGTTCTCGGCATAGGTGCCGCCAGCATCCTGGAAGAAGTGGGTGGAGATCTTCGCGACCGGAACGGCCTCGGGATCCTTGTCGAAGTTCGGGGGGAGGAAGCGGATCTTCGCCTCAGAATTCTTCTGAGCGTCCAACGTCGGCTTCCAATAGCGTTCGTCGGTCTCGTACTGACGGGAGGTCTTGGATGCCTTCTCGGTATCCTTGGCGATCTTGTTGAAGAGATCCTGCTTGTTCTGCTTGATTAGATCAGAGTAACCCATTTTCGATTTTTTGCCTTTTTGCTTCTGTTTGATTTTTTGTCATCATGTAGACTTCCATAACAAAGGTCGTGCTTTACTATTTAGGTTTCATGCCCTCCTAAAGGTGTCGATGATCAATCGGGAGATCTTCTTCCTGTCGTAGGACATGAATGGATCGTACTTCTCGATCTTCATGACGACGTTCTGAGCGATGTCGTCGTCGGCGAGTTTTTCAGCCCAGATCTTGTCGTAGCCGGTCAGTTTCGCGACTGCGGTAAGGGTCTCGAGTGAAATGTGGTGGCCAAGATAGAGCTTCATGGCCTTGGGGTGACCGTCGTCGCACTTCAGGTTCGCGGCGAGGTCGCGATCGAACTTGTCGAGATCGTCCTGCATCCAGTATGCGAACGCTTGGTTGCGCTTCTCGTGTTCGAGATAGATGTCGTCGTACTGCGTATCGCGCACCAGATCCCGGATGTAGACCTTCTGGTCTTCGACCAGGTTGCACACCAGGAAGCGGTGGGCGTTCGGTTTCTTCGCCAGCTTCTCGAAGAAGATGCGATCACGGCGGTTCATGAAGTTGTCCACCGTCGCGAACTTGACCTTGCCGTTGTAGCGGTTGTAGTCGTAGGTCGGAGACGAAAAATGCAGCTTCAGAGCTACGTAGTCGGTATACGCCTCATACGGATTCACGGCCGAGACCTTTGTTGATCCAGAGCTTGATCTTGATGGCGTCGTTGACATCGATGATGTCGCGACTCTTCGAGTTCGGCGGTACTTGGACCGAATACTGCATGCTCATCGTCGGCATCGCCGGCGAAGACATGTTGAGCTTGATGATGCCGCCCGACGCCGCGAACTCGGGAGAGATCTCGACCACCGCACCCAGGATGGGCACCATGTGTTCGGGATGATCCATCTCCTGGAGAACCTTGGTCCGGTAGATGACCGTGGCGCTGTCGCGGTGGTACTTGTCGTCGTCCACCATGTTGTTGTAGCTGCGGGTGTCGCCGGCGGAGGACCGGGACTGTCCGCCCTCGGTCTTCGTCTTGGGCGCACGACCCAGGATGTAACGGTAGTCCTCCTCGAACTGCTGGAATTCGATGGTGGCCCGTTCCTTGTCGGGGCGAAGATCGGGATGAAGGGTCTTGGCTTTTTCGCGGAAGATCTTCTTGATCTCGTCCGCCGGCGTATAGATCGTGACGCCGAAACGCTTATAAGGATTGGTCATAGATCGATGCGGGCCGATTTTTCTTTGAGGAGATTGAGATCCTCGGCCTCGATCTGGACGCGTTCCATGAGGTAGGGGAACTTCACGACGATCTCGCCGGCAATGTCCTCTTCGAGCATGTGCTCGGAGCACCAGAACAGGATCGCATCCATGTAGGACATGATGTTGCCGCTCTTGGACTTGCGGCGAATGATCTCTTCGATCTGTTCAGGAAAGTCGTCGGTAGCTAACAGCTTAACTTCGATCTCAGACACTACGAACTCGAACTCACACAAAAGAGGAAAGGTGCCCACACGTAACCCCGTGGGCAAGAGGTTCTTGGGGACGGTTTAGGTACAACCGCACACTCCACCAGCTCACACCTACCCGTGAGCGAGGGTATTCCTTACCTCCACCAGGGGGCTGACACCAACAGGGCGACGGCACCGGCGGCGAAGGCGACGAAGAAAGCGATCTTGGCCAGGACCACAACACCCATCGCAATCAGCATGGGAATGCCGATCACCATGAAAACCGAGGCCAGGGCGATGACCTTAAAGGCCAGATCTTCAATTCGCTTCTTCATTTCTCTTATATAGCCAATTCTGTTTATGTTTGCAAACAAAATCAGATGAGGACGGTGATTTTTTCTGCGGCCCGCGTCAGGCCGGTGTAGAGATGACGACGGGCGTCTTCCCTGAACACCTTGGATTCATCGACCAGAAGTACGTCATCCCACTGCGAACCCTGCGATTTGTGAACCGTCAGCGCATAACCGAAGTCGAATTCGTCGTAGTGACGGCGGTGATTCTTCTCGATCTCCTGTTCGCGCCCGAGGAAGAAGAAGGGATGGACGTACACCTTGCATTCCTGCTTCACCACGCCGGCGTCCTGGGGAACGACGCTGAGTGTCACCGACTTCTGGGTGACATTGCCAGTGTCGATGACCGTCCAGATGCCGCCGTTGAGTAAACCTTTCTTCCGGTTATTCTTGAGACATACCAGCCGTTCGCCGAGGATCGGGTTCGGGTTCTCGATCTCCTTCAACTGGCGCATGTTGGTGTTGTAGGTATGCCGGGTCTTGTTCATCCCGACGAGAACCTGGTTCGCCGTTCTCATCCGCTCGTTGATGAAATCCTGATCGACTTTCCATCGATCGAAGATCTGGACCGATCCGTAGTCACCGCGAGGCAGATCCTTGCCGGCGCGGATCATCATCGACAGCCGAATGATCGGGTTGTCCTTGGCCTGACGGTGGACCTCGGTCAGCAGGTAGTCGGGTTCCTGCGCGGTGAAGAAACCGGCACCGCCCACGGGCGGGAGCTGGGCCGGATCACCGAGAACCAGAACCTTGGTCCCGAAGGAGAGGAGATCGGTACCGAGCGCTTCATCGACCATCGAACATTCGTCGATGATGACGAGACGAGCACCCCGAACCTCGCTCTCGGGGTTCAACTCCCATTCCGGCTCGGGAGCTTGGTCGTCCACGATCTTGTAGATGAGCGAGTGGATGGTCCTGGCGTTGATGCAGCCCTTGGTCTGCATGACCAGGGCCGCCTTGCCGGTGAATGCGCCGTACTGGACCCTTCCCTTGACCTCCTGGCGGATGGTCTTGGCCAGCGTCGTCTTGCCGGTGCCGGCATATCCGAAGAGACGGAATACCTGGGGAGCGTTCTTGTCGGCCATCCATTTGCGGACGGCCTTCATGGCTTCTTCTTGTTGAGGACTGAAAGTTGTCATTAATCCAAGTATTTCCGTTTCTCAGTAGAACTTGGCCAGGATGCGCTCATACGCGTCATCACGCTCTTCGACGGTGGGAAAGACCCAATGAGCCATCGGCCCGCCCCCGTTGCCCTCGAAGACAATGTTAGGCATCTCGACCTTGCACGTTTCATCCGTCTTAAAGTCGTATCCGCCAGTGTAGCCATCCTTTTCGACGGTGAAGATCCATCGCAAATTCACCGGGCGGTTGACGAATGTGTCATGGTATGCCCGCTTTTTGCCGGTGCGCCGTTGCTGAGTATAACCATTCTCGGTCACTTCTTCGTATACATCAGTCTGCCGGAAATAAGTGACTTCCCGGACCGAGGGCACGACGAACCAATCGGAGGGAACAGTCATAGGAAATTCTTGTAGTCGATTTTGCCGGCCACCATGTCACGGAGGGTGTTCTGCCAGTCCGGTTCGGATCCGAGATGGAAATCTTCGAGAAGATGGATGAACTGCTGCCAGCGCAGAGAGACGGCTTCCGGGGCAGTATAATCGAGGCTGTCCTTGAGTTTCTGTGCTTCGTACGTGAAACCAGATTTCACGTTGCCGCATTCATCGGGGATGATGTTGATCGCGGCGTTGATAACGTCCTTAAGTGGGCGCATTCATAGTCTCCATGACAAAAATAGATGCTGTGGTCGCCCACCATC